GTTATTGCTCGGCTTATATACGATGGCATCGTTTGAAGGGTCGCTTAACGACATGTTACCGTTAAGGTACGCAGTCGTGACCGTATTTAACTTAATACTCGCTGGCGTAGGAGGTCTCGGATTATGGATAAACAAGCGGGGTTTGTAACGCGGCTTGAACTGATTGAGTCGCAACACCGGCTGAAAGAAGATGTAACGAAGCGCATCGACGTAGTTGACGAAAAGGTCGATAACCTCCGCGATGTCGTATTGCCGTTGGTTGAATCCTCGAAGCAGACGGCGGAGAACACGCGCAAGATAGCTGAGTCAATGGACCGATTCACGGAAGCACAGCGCGGCACAAATGATCGGGTCAACGAAAAGATTAACGGTCACTCCATATCTCTCGAACGACTTAACGTAGTAACCGGCGCACAATCCGAGCACAAGAAGGCGAATGCAACGGTACTTGTCGCAGTAATCGGCGGAGTTGTTGCGATCATCTCGGGGCTATTTGCGCTGGCTCCGTATCTTTTTAACTAAATAAACGAAAGGGTGACGTAAGATGACGAAGGATATCGTAATATTAGTAACCGGCTTTTTGTCAGCGGTACTATTATTTCTCGGCACAATTAACGTGTATTTCGAGTGGTTTACGGCTGACTCTATTAACGCGTTCGGCGCTGTTCTTGGCGCGGGCTTGGTATTAGGTGGCGCGTTGTATGCCGTCTATAAGAACACGTATGCGATAACGGCGAAAGCGCGTAAGCAAGCGGAAGAACTCGAACGTAAGGGGTTGAAATAATGGCGTATGAAATAATCGATAAACGCATTCCGACGTCAAACTATCCGTTAAAAGCGACGTATGAGATGACGCCGGAATACGTAACCATCCATAATACGGCCAATGACGCTACAGCGCTAAACGAAATAGCGTATATGGCCCGAAATAGTAGCGCGACATCCTATCACGTAGCAATCGACGATAAGTACGCGGTACAGGCGATTCCGTTTAGTCGTAACGCGTGGCATTGCGGCGATGGCCAAGGCGCGGGCAATCGGAAATCTATCGGAATAGAAATCTGCTATTCGAAGTCTGGCGGTGCTAAGTACGCGGAAGCCGAAGCGAACACAATCGAATATACGGCGCATGTCCTAAAACAATACGGATGGGGAATTGATCGCGTTAAGTGGCACCGCGACTGGTCGGGTAAGAATTGCCCTCACCGGATATTTACGGAAGGTCGAGAGGCGGCTGTACGTAAAGCTATCGCGGACAGGCTTGCGGAGTTGAACGGGAAGGTATCGGTGGTCGCGAAGGCTATCGTACCAACGCCAGCGAAAGCACAACCGAAGGAGGTCGATGAAATGGCTGAACGACTGCCTAAGACGCAGCAGGATGATATGCGTGACCTACTCGCGAAAGCGTTTAAGGACGAAACGTTTAACGTAAACCATACGTCTAAAGTCGAAACAATGACGCGTGGACAAGCGTTAGACTTGCTGATTAGCTACGTAGCACGGAATAAATAAACAAAGTAAAAGGCGGCTACTCAATTATGAGTGGTCGCTTTTTCACTATATTAATAAGTCTATTCATAAAGGAGAGGTTATATTGAAAAACTCATATGAAATTAGGGGAAATATTACAGCGATCATCATCGAATCACGCGTGCACGGGCGGATTGAAACGCTAATAGATACTACGGATTTAAAAAAGGCGCAGGAGGCAAATAGCTGGTGGGTGAATTACAGCAAAGACACGAAAACTTTCTATGTGAACGGGCGCATTCGAGATACCGACGGTAGGGCGCGTCAAGTGTCCTTACACCGCTATATCCTTGATATCACTGACCCAAAAGTATTTATTGACCATATTTACCATGACACGTTAGACAATCGCCAGTCTCGGATAAGAGTAGTTACGCCTTCGGAGAATAATCAGAACGCTCGCATACCATCCGATAATACTAGCGGTCATAAAGGCGTCTACTTTGATACAAAACGAAAAAAATGGAGAGTTTGTATCGGTTTCGATGGCAAAACAAAAAGCCTGGGCAGGTTCGATAGTCTCGTAGAAGCCGTTATTGCTCGGAATGCAGCAGAAAAAAAGTATTTTGGGTACAAACAAACGATAGCATAAAAGAGGCGTCTACCTGCGGATTACATTCCGTTTAGTGGACGCCTTTTTGCGTTCTATTATGATGTTACTAGTCAAATCGCCTTTCCGAGTTCTCGCAATATCGACAGGAATAGCGGACTCATTTGAATAAGTACATAACCCAATCCGGCATTCATAATCGAAGTCCACGCCTTTTCCGATTGACCGAACATAAAGAAGAAACACGCGCCAATCATTATTACGGAGGCTATCGGAAAGCTTATCGCAACTAGCACCTGAACGACCGGATCGAGCATATTCGCCAACATATCTAACGAAGTATCCGCAATAAACCCGGTCTGAATCATATCGGGCGTAGCCGTTAAGCTAACCGGAATAGTCGGGTCGCTCGCTAATACGTTGAGCGGTTCCTGCACAGTTGCGAGTGTCGGCGGAATGGATGTCGGGTTAACTACTGCGGCCGGTATCGTTGGATTAACGTATTGTGAAACGGCATATGTCGTTAAACTAGCGGTTGCTGCGATGCCTGCGCCTATTAGTACGCTATTTCGCACAGGCGGCTTTTCCTGCTCGTAGCGGTCGCTGAAATCGGTATAAGAGGTTTCCGGTATAACGTCGTACTGAATTTTACGTTTAATCATCTATCTTCCCCCTTTATCGGATATCGTTCGTTGTATAAACCATGACGATTGGCAATCCGTCGCATTCGTCTTTTAGTTGTTTACGTCGGTGTTCGGTCGTTGTTAACCAGACAATTGTCGGAAAATGGCCGATATCTTCTTCGAGTAATCCGTTCTTAAACAGTTCTTTATAACGCTTAATTTTATTCCGGTTTTCCTTCATTTTCTGGATGCTATCGACCTCTAGGAAATGTCGCCTATCCCAATTATCCGTAAACATTGCGTCCACGATTACTTTCGTATGACCGTCAGATACTTTGATTTCATTCTTCCATTTCTTCGGGCAATCATTGAAGAACCACATATCGTTACGCATAATCGCGTGATTTACATGCCCACCCTTCTTTCGTATCTTCTCGCAGTCCACGTAATCCTTTCCTTTTTTAGATAAGTAGTAGATAGTCTGACGCCCTTCTCGGATATTCATAAGGTAATCCGTTATGCCTTGGAGGACTCTATTCGTGTTGCGTATTGTCCCTAACTTAAAATAAGTGTTTAATTGGTCGCGCGTTAGGAAATCAAACCTCTTCAAAAGTAACAGTATTTGTTCTTCGCGTTCGTTCAACCGTCTTTTCAATCGAAACTACCCCCTCTACTTTCTCTTTTATATAAGGCGCGATTGTCGCCCGGATAATTTCGGATGTAACTATCGGCGTCTGCAAGATTTCGCGCTTATCGGCGGTCTGGTAGATGGCCCGGCCTTTAATCTGCGGCAGTAATTCGGCGCCGGTCTCATCGAGCACTACCCGCGAAGCTACAGCGGACTGCACCCGGAAAGACAGCTTCGCGTCGCTATTCTGCTTGCATTGACGCGGGATAACGTCGCCAGTCGGATATTGCGTCGCGAGTATTTGCCGGAATCCTAAGCCAGCGCCGAGCCTCGCAATCTGACTCATAAGCGTCTGACATTCTTGTTTCATCGCCTTATCCTCGCGTGTGACTGCCTCCGACGGATTCAGTTCGCCTACTTCGTCGACAATAACGAAATAACGTTCCTTTATTCCGGCTTCCTGTACGTTCTTCTTGCCGAGTTTGCGTATACGTACTTGGATATCTCGCATCTTGTTATAGGCGTCTCGTAGCGTCTGCAAGGCTTCCTCCGGTTCGTATGCGATAGATACCGTCTGCTTGACGTGTTCGTAATCGCACAACTCAACGCCACCCTTCAAGTCGATAAGAAAGAGATTGACGTGATCCGGCTTACTTTGAATAAGGCTCGTTATCATCGAGTTAATGAAGTTGGACTTTCCGTATCGAGTGGCGCCACCTAAAACCATGTGCGGGATTTGCTCGAAGTCGTGATAACGGAACGCGTTCTTTTCGCGGGTAACGCCGACAGGCACGCTCCACTTTTGTCCGGATTGAAACGGCACTTGTAAAGGCATTGGTTTGTCGTAGATTCTTAAAATTAACAATCCGTCAAACGATATCTCTAACTCTTTTTGCTCCGTGAGTTTATTAGTCCATAGCGTTTTTAAGTTGTCGATGATATTCGAATCTAACTGTAAACTTTTCAAGTCATTAATCGAGATTTGATGTCGTCGATTATTTAACCCATCTTCAAGAATACTTCGTTTATTCTGATAGTCCTCGAAACTTCGTCCGAGTGGAATCCGGTATTTATATTCCCATCCCCATTCATGCTGTTTCTTTCTTATCAATTGAGTCGTCAAAGTGTCCTTTCCATCCTTCACATTTAATCCGCTTAGTGAAATAATCCGCTGAATCTTTCCAGAATCATTAGTTGCTGACCCTTTTTTCTTAACAAAAGCTTTTAACGCGATTCCTCCCATAATTGTAGTAGTCACGATTTCAAAAATCATATAGCATCCCCTTTCAATGTGTACGCCACGGGTTATCTATCTGTGGATAGAGTCCCTCGCTTCGAGTATTCCGAAATGGGCCATAAACCCCGTGGCGATTGGGTTCTCAATGTCCCGTTATCTGGACTAGGTAGACGTCGTTCAGGAATAGTACCGGGAAGTAATTAATTACTGTTTATTAGTCATCAAATAACATCATCAGGAAACACAATAGGAAGTTAAATTGGACACTATTCGGGCATTGAATCCAGCAGATGTGCCTTGTTGCGATGTTTAAAATAGAATCGTAAGGCGTCACGATAAGTTCGACTTCTATCACGTTTGGGAATCTTCTCGATTTCCACGATTAAATCTGCGTCAATGTTTGGGTTTAGTTTCGCTTGGATATTAATTGGTGTTTTCTTTGCTTCCATTT